TGGGACTGGGCTACGACCTGCCTGACAGCAAGGGGGACTGACATGCGCAAGCATGTAATTGTATACACCGAAGACGAGGCGACCGGGGAGCTGGGCTTCAGGCTCAAGCTCATGCCCGCGTTGAACAACGGCGAGCCTGAGTGCGGGGGAGGCGCACTCATCGCACATGACATTCTCGAACACCTGCATGGGCCCCGCGAGATCGGGGGGATAGCCGACGAGCTGATCGCCCTCGGTGCAGCGTGGTTCGTACGTGGGCAATGGGGCAAGGTGTGCGAGCTGCGCAACAGCTACCGTGACGAGGAACACATCGCCACGGATGTTTCGCGCTTCGCTCCCATGTGGTACGAAGACCAAGGGATGTGGTTCCCTGACCCGGTGGAGAACCTGCGTGCTGTTTCACGCGCAGAAGCCCCATTGCGCAGGGTGTATAACTACGCCTACGAAACGTGGAAAAAGGAGGTGAGCTACAAGGCCGAGAGCGTGGCACAGATGGCTGACATGGTAAGCGCCGCTGACGAAGGGTATTGGCCCAAGGTCATGCCCTATCTGCGCTATGGCTTTACCAAGGCGGCACGCAGATACCGGAACAAGAACATGAGCGGATTGTTCTGGCGCTTGGCTCATGAGGTAACAAAAGCTGGGGAATATGCCGAGGAAGGACAGGAGTTTGTCATACACCTCGACATTGCCAACCAGACCGTGAGCATCGACTGCGAATAACAGCGCAGCCCCGCGCGCACTGCGACGGGGCTCGAAGTAAAACACGTTTTAATGTATACACTACACATGAGAGGTAATACACATGGCCGTTAAACTCGACCAACTGGAACCCGTTATCTTTTCTGCCTACATCCAAGGCATCACTCTGGAGCTGCTGAGTGCTCCCGGCGTTGGCAAGTCGTCCGTCATCCGGCAGGCTGCGAAGAACATGGCGAAGCGCCTCAACGCTCCGTTCTGCCTCGCTGTCCGTCACCTGTCGACCTTCGACCCGACGGACGTTGCCGGCCCGCTGTTCATCACCAAGCGCAAGCTCACGTACGCTGGCAAGGAGCATGAGTTCGAGTCCGCAATGAACTCGTACCCTGCGCTGTTCCCCAACTCCAAGGACGTGGTGTTCCTGCCTGACGGTACCGAGACCGACGTGGGCACGCACGGGGAGATTCCTGCATTCGGGCTTGTGTTCTTGGATGAACTGCGCCAAGCCGCACATGACGCGCAGAAGCCCACGGCACGGTTCATGGACGAGCGTCGTGTCGGTGAGTGGGACTTGCGGATGTTCGGAGGGCAGTGGTCTGTCATCGCTGCGTCCAACAACAGCGAGGACCGCAGCGGCACGGTGAAGGACTTGGCTTTCATCACCAACAGGAAGCTGGTGCTGCAAGTCGAGAGCAGCGTGCAGATACTCTGCAATCACTTCGAGGACACCGGGGTGATCTGTTCATCGGGCATTGCTTACGTACGTGCTTGCCCGGGCTCTGTGTTCACCGAGAAGGTGCCCAACAACGACAAGCCCTTCCCCACTCCGCGCTCCTTCGAGCGGTGCATGCGCATGCTGCAGACCATGGGCGGGGATCAGGGCGTCGACACGTCACCGCTGGCCGTGGAGGTAGCCAGTGGGTTCCTCGGGGAAGGCCGGGGGCCGGAGTTGATCGGCTTCCTGCGTCGCGTCGAGGAGATGGTGACCATCGACGAGATTCTGGCTGATCCAAAGAAAGCTCGCGTGCCGGATCGTCCTGACGTTACGTGGGCTGTAGTCCAGATGCTTGCACACCACGTGACTTCAGCCAACGGCATGAAGCTCATCACCTACATCGAGCGTCTTGCACGCGAGATGCAGATCACTGGCCTCGGGTCGATCATGGCCAAGTGTCCCGACCTGCAGTACAACAAGCAGTACTCGGAGTGGGCAGCCCGCAACAAGGATCTGCTGATGGCAGCGTTCGCTGCCGACCGGCGCAACAACCAGCGCCGCTGATCGGAAACGAAAAAAGGGGGTGGCTGCAACACCACCCCCTTAAACACGTTCACATGCAACAACTAACGGAGAGACCAACATGGCGCGAACCATGCCCGACAAATGCTACGAAGTAACCGAAGCGATGTCAACGCTTAGTTACGCTTTCTACTTCTTCAGTCACATCTTGTATGACAAGCTGGAGGTTGTCATAGACGATCCGAATCTCCCCGTGCCGACGCTGGCTACGGACGGCGAGAAAATCTACATCAACAGCGAGTTCTTCAAGGGGCTCACCCAAGACCAACGACTGGCTGCGGTAGCACACGAGATATGCCACGACATGTGGATGCACCCTGCTCGCATGCATTACTACAGGGACCACGGCCTCGATGGTAAGCCAGTCTCGATGATGGGTATGAACTACGCAGCGGACTTCATCATCAACGACATGCTCAAGCAGTGTGGTGTCGGTGAGCTGCACCCGAGCTGGCTCTGGCGTGCAGACGTGAGCTACACCGAGAGCTTGGAGGACGTGTACCGGCGCATCATGCCCCCTGATGAGCCACAGCCCAAGAAGCAGGTAGGGCAGAACGGACAGAGTTCACCTGACAAGAACCCCGGGGATGACAAAGGGCAGGGCGAGGGGGACACGGCAGGCGCTGGCGACGAGGAAGCAGGAGACAGCCCGACGTGGGGATCAGGAGACCCCGGTGAAAGCGACAACGGTGAAGGGTACTCGATGACTGGGCCGAACGGGGTGACACGCATCAACCCCAAGGGTCAGTTTGACAAGCACCTGCCCAAGGAAACAGACGTGGCACCCTCCGAATGGAAAGCCACGGTGGAAGGTGCAGCGATGGGCGCGAAGGCCATCGGCAACTTGTCCGCTGCCATGGAGCGGTTCCTCTCCAAGTTCCTCGAAATCCCTATCGACTGGGCAGAGGTGCTGGCGGACTTCATCAAGGCACGTAGCGGCTTCGATCAGCGCAACATGCTGCGCCCGAACCGGCGGCGGTTGTATCAGGATCGAGTGTACGTACCTACTCGCCACAGCTGGCAGATCGAGAAGGTCGCGCTGATATACGACGTGTCTGGTTCCGTCAGCGGAGCAGAGACGGCGTTGTTTAGCGGCACAGTGCTGCAGGTACTCGAACAGTGTAAACCCAAGGAGCTGCGCTGCATGTGTGTGAACTCCGAGGTTGTGTCGGATCATACATTCGAGAGCCTCGAAGACTTCATGGACTGGCAGCCGACGGGCAGTGGCGGCACCGACATGGAAGCGGGCTTGCGCTACCTCGAAGAGGACAGCTATGAGCCAGATGTATGTTTGATACTCACGGACGGGTACACCCACACGGACGAAGACCATGAGCCTTCTTTCCCCGTGTTGTGGGTGACGACGGGTGCTATGGACTTTGCCTATGGCAACGTAGTCAAGATGGACATGGCGAAAGTGCAAAACAAGGGAGGGCAGTAACATGGCCAGACGCAGACAAGCACCAAAGCGCGAGTACTTGAAGGATGTCAGGGATCACGAAGCAGATGCGTTGCTCTCTACCGTGACAGAGCTGCTGTCACGCTTGTATGTGCCGTTGATGCGGGCGTACCCACTGGGGAATCTCAACGCTGCTGAGACGGGGTATCGCATGCATGAGATCATGCGGGCATGCAAGGGGTGGTGCGAGGCACAGGACACTCTTTCCAGCATCCCGCCGGAGATGCGCAAGCTGACAATCGGTGACGCCGAGCTGTCGGCTGACAGGCAGCAGACTGTGTCCACGGCGATATGGTTGGATACCCCGGCGTTGTCCACGGCGACGATCCCCGTGTCGATGTCGCCGGATGCATGGACAGGGGTGTCTAACGAGGTGCGTGCTAACTGGATGGCAGAGTCTTCACCACGCAAGACAGTCACGCTGCTACGCACGGCGGGCTTGGGCACCCTCGCTGGGGAATATGACGCCGCAGGGAATCGGCAACTGTACAAGGTGTCGGATCGGTTGCTGCACCCCATCGAAGAAACAGAGCAGGTCACGCAGGATCTCATCCAGCGCAAGGGGGTGCTGGTGTTCTTGCCTCCGTTCAAGGCTACCCATGACCTGTTCAATGCGAAGCTGTGGTTCTCGCGGATCTCTCCTGAAAAGGAGTCATTGCCGTGGCCTGTGTTCTACAATGGTCCGTCGGAGGAACAGACCTTCTGGCTGCTACCTGACAACCCCTACTACAAAGAAATGCAGCTGTGGGCAGAGACAGCGTACCAGATGTATTTCATTGTGCAGCAGCACATCCGCACGTACCAGTTTCTGCATCAGACATGTACGACGGTGGGGCAGCTCAAGCGGGTGTGGCCAGAGGTAGTCACGTTTGCTCCACCCGTAATAGCGGCCAAGCTACGGGCAGCTGAGAAGGCTTCGCCGATGCCCATGCCACTGCGACCCCGGTCGATAGGCCCGCACACGGAACTCGGGTTTAACTACAAAGCACGGATGGCACGGATACAACACCAGATCAACGAGCTGACCGAAGCCTGTGTTCGCGCCGTGCTTCTTCCCGAACTGCCTTCTGCGGCGAAGCAAGTAGTCAACACGTTCTCGGCAGGCAGCTATTATGAGCAGCTGCCATCACCCGGCACGAGTATCTGGAATAGCTAAAACACGTTTTAACCCCTGCGAACTTCGGGAGTCCTTCGGGACTCCCTTTCGCAGTGCGCGTTTTTTCTTGCCCGGCAGATTTCACCATGATACACTCAATCAGTGTATGGGGGATACCAATGAAAGTTCTTACGCTCGACTTTGAGACCTACTATGACAGGGAGTATTCCCTGTCGAAGATGTCCACGGAAGCCTACATCAATGACCCGAGGTTCGAGGTCATTATGTGCGGTGTCCGCACGCCCGACAGTGAGTACCACATGCTCGATGGTGCGCACGGGATTGAGCGCATGCGCGAAGACCTGATTGAGCTGGGGGCAGAGAAGTATCCTATCCTCGCTCACAACATGTACTTCGACGGCGCGATCCTCGCATGGCGGCTAGGCATCGTGCCCAAGCTGTACCTCGACACCATGTGCATGGCGATGGCCAAGATCCGGCACGAGACGGGCAGTGTGGCATTGAAGTCATTGGCCGAGTACTACCACCTGCCGGCCAAGGGCACTGCCGTGGCCAACATGCTGGCACGGAGCCGGGACAGCCTCAACTCTGCCGAGTACCGCATGTATGCTGACTATTGCAAGAACGATGTGTCCATCACGTTCCACGCATGGCAGTTCCTCGAAGATAAATACCCCCGCGAAGAGCTGTTGCTCATCGACCGCACGATCCGCATGTTTACGCAGCCGTCGATACGCATCGACAGGAACATGTGTGTAGCAGCGCACAAGGAGCTGGAAGAAGAGCTGCAGCAGCTCGTCACTGCTTCCGGTGTCGACCTCGACACGCTCATGAGCAATGACAAGTTCGCCGAGAAGCTCACCACGCTCGGAGTCTCCATCCCGAACAAGATCAGCAAGACCACGGGCAAGCGAACCTTTGCCTTTGCCAAGACCGATGAGCCGTTCCTCGCTTTGAGGAATCATCCCAACTCTGCAGTGCGCGCCCTTATGGACGCACGCTTGAAGGCCAAGTCCACCATCGAGCGCACGCGGATGGACGCGTTCATTGGCATCCACGCTCGTGCGAAAAGCAAACTGCCCATCCCTCTGAAGTACTACGGCGCGCACACAGGTCGGCACTCGGGGATGGACAAAATCAACCTGCAGAACCTCACTCGGGGGTCACTGCTCCGCAAAGCCTTGCGTGCGCCGAAAGGGCACTACATCGTTGCAGCTGACCAAGCTCAGATCGAGGCCCGTGTAAACGCCTGCTTCTCAGGGCAGGATGACCTCGTGCAGGACTTCCGAAACGGGGTGGACATATACAGCAAGTTCGCCGGGGAGAACATATACGGCTTCCCGGTCAACAAGGACGACAACCCGACAGAACGGTTCATGGGCAAGACATGTATCCTCGGCCTCGGATTCCGCATGGGAGCGGCACGCCTGCAGGACTCCCTGTCTACCTCATCTAACCCCATCACAGAAGACTTCGCGCTGCGCTGTGTACAGGCGTACCGAGGCCGCTACCCAATGATTCGGCGTAACTGGTACGTCGGCGACGACATGGTTAAACTGATGGCCTCCGGTGGGGAAACGGACTGGGGCCCGCTGCGTGTACGCAAGGAAGGCATCGTGCTGCCGAACGGACTGACCTTGAACTACCCGGAGATACATTACGACGCGGGGACAGACGAGTACCGCTACGTCGAGCGTGTACGTAAGGCACGAGTCGGCGGGGCTGGGAAGCACACGAAGATCCACGGTGGGGTGTTGGTTGAGAACGCCGTGCAGGCCATGGCCCGCATCACACTGATGCATCAGCTGGTGAAACTTTCCATGCGCTGGTGGGTCGCCATGACCGTGCACGACGAGATCGTATTCATCATCCCCACGGGTGAGATCGAAGAAGCCCGTGACCACATCACCAAGGTCATGACGACACCACCCACGTGGATGCCGAAATTGCCTGTTGCCATTGACTTTAAATACGGAGAGACCTATGCCGACTGCAAGTAAGAAGATCCCTGCGTGGAGCTTCTCCGCGCTCACCTCGTTCGAGACCTGCCCCAAGCAGTTTTGGCATATGCGCATCAAGCGCGACTTCAAGGACGAGGGCAACGAGAACTCCGCTTTCGGCACCCACGTGCACGACTCCATCGCGCAGTACTTCCTGAAGAACAAGAAACTCCCGCTCGATATCTCCTACATAAAACCCATCATCGACGTATACAAGAAAGCGGCGTTTCGCGAGACACACATCGAGCTGAAACTCGCTATCAACCAGAAGTACAAGCCTGTCGCGTGGATGGCACCGGACGTGTACTGCCGGGCCATTGTGGACGCGGGGTTTGTGCAGGGGCCGAAGGCGCTGCTGGTCGACTGGAAGACTGGCAAGATGAAGCCTGACAGCGAGGCTACGCAGCTGCGGCTGAGTGCTGTGATGTTCATGCTGTTCGAGCCTGACGTGAACGAAGTCACGATGCGCTACGTGTGGCTCATGAACAACGGCAAGACCACCACGTTCAAGATGACGCGAGACGACATCCCCGCTGTCTGGAACGAGCTGGCTCCGCGCCTGCGGCGCTACCAGCACGCACACCAGCACGACGAATTCCCTGCCAACCCGAGCGGACTGTGCCGCAAGTATTGTCCCATTACTACCTGCCCCTACTACGGAGGAAGCTGACGTGAGCTATGACATCTACTGCGTGATGCATGGAAACCAGAGAACGGAAAACTGGCACGGTAGGTGTCCGATCTGTGCTCCGGTTGACACTGTGCTGAACGAAGCCGTGGCCGAAAAAACAGAAGAGTTCGACTCCGTAGTGAGGCCAGAGCACTACAACAAGGACGAGCAGATCGAATGCATCGACGCGATGGTGGCCGCCTACGGGCCTGAAGCCGTGAAGACCTACTGCATCGTCAATGCGTTCAAGTACATCTGGCGCTTCAACAACAAGGGTGGCAACGAGGACTTGAAGAAGGCCATATGGTATCTGCGTTTCGCCACGGGGGATGATCCGAGGAGCTACCGTTAATGGCGATGGCACACGGAGAAAAGCATCCGTCTGCCAAGATGACAGCGGACAAGGTGCGGGCCCTGCGCCGCCTGCGCAGAAGCGTGGGATTCTCCTACGCGCAACTCGCTGACCTGTTCGGTATCTCGACCCGCAGCGCATGGCTGATCGACAAGGGCTACCACTGGAAACACATTGAAGGAGAGGACGATGAGCCGCAAGTACAGAGCACCCCAAGATACTTCACCCCCAGCCCCGATCCCCGAGCCGGAAGCAGAGCAAGTACCAGCGATAGAACAGCTGCAGCTGCACATGATCCTGCTCTCTCGGCTGCTTGACCAGACGACCTGCCCTGTGTGTAACGGGGCACGCCACCTGCACGTGAGCAGCATGCCCTGCCCTATGTGCCCCGTGCGTGATGACGCGCTGCGGGTGTACCGCGAGCTGTATGACAAGGAGGGCAACCGGCGATGACCTTTCCGACGTACGTAGACCATGCATCTGCCAGCTTCCAACAGCCGGGCCGCTGGAGGATTCTCTGGCTGGCCCTCAAGCACCTGTTCACGGGCAGGGGGCTGACCTTCACTGCAGGTGTGCAAGTGTGTTTTGCAACTCCGGGGATCAGCGCAGAGTACTGGGTGAAGCAGAATTCCCAACCGTGGACGCACTGGGCCGTTTGCTTTGACGGCAAGGACGCGCGGGGGTTCATCAACGGCTATGAAGTAGGGAGGGACGGGTAATGGCGAAGACACCCGAAGGCAAAATAAAAGAGAAAATAACTGCTCTGTTAAAAGAGCACGGTGTATACTACTTCATGCCCGTCCAGACAGGGTATGGCGCAGCGGGACTCGACTACCATTGCTGCCACCTAGGACGGGCGCTCTTCATCGAGGCAAAGGCACCGGGGAAGAAGCCGACGGACCGACAGTGGGACACCATCATTCAGATGCGTGCAGCAGGAGGGACAGTCTTTGTCGTCTACGATGACGAGACTCTCGCTGCTGTTTCGTCTTGGTTAGGAGAAGTGGAACGGTGGGCGCAGTAGCAGACGTGCGAGTAAGTGATAAGCATCGGGCCTTGGTTGTCCCTTACCGCGAGGACATCAAGGCATTGATGCCACACGTCAAGACCGACGGCAAGGTGATGATCCTCCCGCACGGGCGGGAAGAAACCAAGATGCTGCGCAACATGGGCATGCAAGCACCGGCTCCCATCCTGCACCAATACGACTGGGGTGGCACAGCACCCTTCGATAACCAGAAAGAAACAGCAGCGATGCTGACCATGAATCGCCGAGTGTACGTACTCAGCGAAATGGGTGTCGGCAAGACCCGCGCTGCGATTTTCGCCATCGACTTCCTGTTACGCATGGGTGAGGCCAAGAAGGTTCTCATCGTCGCCCCCCTGTCTACGCTCAACCCCACGTGGCGCTCCGAGATCATGCGCGTCATGCCTACCGAGAAAGTCGCTGTCTTGCATGGCAGCCGGCAACGTCGCCTTCAGCTCATGGCCGAGGACGCCCGCATCCACGTCATCAATCACGACGGGATTCAGGTTGTCCAGAAGGCCATGTTGCAGTGCGCGTATGACATCGTGGTGGTCGATGAGCTGCTGATGTACCGCAACCCCCGTACTGACCGCTGGAAGTCCCTGAACCCGATCTCTTCGCAGGCCAAATTCGTCTGGGGAATGACCGGCGCTCCTACGCCCAACTCCCCTCTTGATGCGTACGGGCAAATCAAGCTGTTAACTCCCACGCGTGTAAGCTCGTTCACGAACTTCCGCGACCGGGTCATGCAACGCCTGTCCACCTTCACGTGGATCGCCCGCCCGGCAGCGGCGGATACCATCCACGGCATGATGCAGCCGAGCGTTCGGTTCAAGCTGCGGGACTGCCACGACATCCCCGACACCACGTACATGACGCGGGTCGTTCCCCTCTCGAAGGTGCAGGACAAGTTCTACAAGGCCGTATTCACACATGCCAAGGCTCAATATCAGCAGCATGCCATCACGGCAGTGAACGAAGGGGTGAAGCTGAACAAACTGCTTCAGATTTCAGGGGGTTACGTTTACACGGCAGAGAAGAAGGTGCTGGGGTTGAACCCTGCGCCCCGCCTGCAGGAGCTGTCTGACCTATTGCAGGAGTGCGAGCACAAGGTTATCGTGTTCGTCCCCTACATACCTGCATTAAAACAGGTTTTAAACCACGTCCTGAAGACGCATACAGCAGAAATGATCTATGGACAGACATCCAAGCGTGAGCGGGACAGGATCTTCTACGAGTTCCAGCACTCTGATACCCCACGAGTGCTGGTCGCCCAACCGGGGGCCATGTCCCACGGCCTCACGCTGACACGGTCGAAGATGATCGTGTGGTACTCCGCAACCAGCAACCTCGACACGTACATCCAAGCGAACGCTCGGATCGTGCGTGCAGGACAAACCGACAAGACCGTCATCGTCCACTTGGAAAGCACCGCTGTCGAACGACGCGCATTCAAGCGCCTGCAGGCCAAAGAAAAACTGCAGGGGATGTTGCTGGGACTGTTCGAAGGTACGTCCGATGAGTAACGGTGCGGAGGCGATTTATAACCTCGCCACAATTTTTTTCTTCGACCCCCTTGCATATACATCACAACAGTGTATGATGACTTCCGTACCCAACACGGAGGGGGCTCCAATGGATCTGAAACTACTGAAAGACGACCAGCTCATCAAGGTGTACCGCAAACTGCGTGACGCACGTGACGCTGCCAAGGCCGAGTTTGTGAAGCAGCAGGCACCGGGCTTGAAGGCGATGGACAACATCGAGGGTGAACTGCTGCGCCGTATGCAAGAAGACGGGCAGAGCAACGTCAGCTGCAAAGGGGTCGGCGTAGCGATCCGCATGACAGACACGAAGGTCAAAGTCGAAAGTCAGACTGAGTTCTTCAAGTTCTGTCTCGATAGCCACAGCTACGACATGTTGGAAATCCGCGCGGCCAAGAAGGCGGTGGAAGAATACATGGAGAAGAACCAAGAACTTCCGCCGGGTCTGTCTGTGACTCGGGAAGAGTATGTAAACGTCCGCGCGCCTAGAGGAGGCTAAGACCATGGGGAGCATCGTACCGTTCAAGGGCAATTCACTGCCCGATTTTCTGATCGCATCAGACGCCGACAACAGCGAGTTTTCGCATGGTGCGGGGGAAGGCTTCGGCGTCCTCTCGTACCGGGGCAAGGTGTGGCGTCTGAAGCACAAGGGTGAGGAGCATGTCCTGACCAAAGACGGGGAGCCGACACAGCGCTTGAACCTCGTCATGATCCGGGCGAACAAGGGCTACTCGAAGATCTACTACGCGAAGAAGTACGCCGAGGGCGACGACGCCGCACCGGACTGCTTCAGCCCCGATGGCGTCAAGCCAGACCCGAGTGTGCAGCGCCCACAGTGCAAGACCTGCGAAGCCTGCCCGATGAACGTCTGGGGCTCGCGCATGACCGACGAGGGCAAGAAGGCCAAGGCGTGTCAGGATAGCCGCCGCATGGCTGTGCTGCTCATGGACCCGAAGCTGGACATCAGCACCGAGGAACCTGTGCTGCTCCGCATCCCGCCGGCCTCGCTGACTGAACTGAAGACCTACGCGGATGGCATGAGCAGGGCGGGCGTCGCGCTGTACAAGATCATCACGCAGGTATCCTTCGACACGGACGCATCCTTTCCGAAGCTGCTGTTCAAGGCATTCGGGTGGGACGAATCGCAAGCTGACACGTGGTCGGCACTGCGGGAGAGCGATACTGTGAAGCGCATTCTTGACGCTTCTGAAGTACCTGATACAGCAGCAACGACCACTGCACAGCCCGTGCACGACACCGTGGTAGATGCTGAAGAGGAAGACGAGGACGAAGAAGTCCCGCCTCCCTCGAAACCGGCTTCAAAGGCCAAGGAGACGCCCCCCTCCACCAAGCCCGCGAAGGCTGCACCCGCGAAGTCAGCGCCCAAAGTCAAAGCCGTCGCCCCCCCGGCGGACGATGATGAAGACGATGACGGCGAGGTCACAGACGTTGACGAGGATGACGCTGACGCTTTAGTTAGCAAGCTCCTAGCCGGCGACGACGACTAAGCATTCAGGATGTAGCAGGCACGCCTCTCGGTAGCTCCGGGGGCGTGCCTTTTTTATCGCTAGGGGGAAACCATGGGGCTCTCGGTACAAGAGTTCTTTCGCCTCGTACTCCCGCCCGCCGGCTGGTTCTACGTTGTTGCTCTGGGTGGGGCGGTACGGAAGGGTAAGCACAAGGGGTACAAGACCCTCGACTCCAACGAAGCTGTTGGCTGGGCCATGGGAGAGTGGCAGCGCAGCCAGCTATCGGTGTACTTCACGCCCTGCACATGGACACAGCAGTACGTGCAGAACGAAGACGGCAAGAACAAGAACTGCCGCAAGCATCCTGAACTCGTTCATCGCCTCCGCTGCCTGTGGCTGGACATCGACAGCCTGAAGCTCAACCAAACGGTCAAGGAATCCTCGGCGGATCTCGTCAGATTCACCAAGCAGGTGGGCTTACCCCTGCCAAACGCCGTCGTCCGCACGGGTGGTGGCATCCACGTGTACTGGGCCTTTGACGAAGACCTGACACTGGCACAGTGGCAGCCCATGGCTGACGCCCTGAAGAACGCCTGCCAGATGCACGGCTTCAAGGCCGATCCGGTATGCACGGCGGACTCTGCCAGAGTGCTGCGCCTGCCCGGATCGCGCAACTTCAAGTATCCCGACGGCCCGGTTGCCACCGTGTCCTACCTCAGCGAGCCACTCCCGCTCGATCCGGTGCAGAAGGCTCTCGCCAAGTATCAGGTCGACCCGCTGCCCTCGGCGCGCACTGCTGACCCGGGGATCAACGAGGAGTTCTCGGCGGGCGGCATCCAATACGAACCCGGACGGGTCGAGATCATGGCCCAGAACTGCCCCCTGATCGCTGCTGTGGCGGCGGACGGCGGCGCGACCTGTGCCGAACCCCTGTGGAAGGGCCTGTTGCACATCTGTGCCCACGCCGCTGACGGCCCTGAGTGGGCGCACAAGCTCTCCAGCGGGCACCCCGCCTATGACCCCACGGAGACAGACCGAAAGCTCTCCCTGTGCGACCTGACGATCCCTCCTACGCGCTGCAAGACCTTGGAGGAGCACTACGGTGCACCTAGCCCCTGCGATACGTGCCCGCACAAGGGCAAGGTCAAGGGGCCGAGCGTACTGGGCAGGGAGCAGGGAAAGAGCACCATCAAGCCGCCCGAGGGGCTGCCTGACGGCTACTTCGTGACAGCCGGCGGGGTTTTCCACACCCGGGCCGGCAAGGACGGAGAATCCGACTCCGTGGTCCGCGTCTGCCAAGTGCCCATCCTGCAGGTGCAAGTCCACGACATCTTCGAGCACAGCGCCAACGACGCGAAGATCACCCCGCACATCTACCTGACCTTCGCCGACCGGCGGGGCCGTACGCACACGGGGATGTTCCCCATGAGCATCCTGCCAGACTACCGGGCCTTGTACGCTGCCATGTCCAGCATCAAGTTCCCCTTCACCCGACACGACCACAAGAACGGATTCGATACGCTCATGACAAACTGGGTCCAGAAACTCCGCGAGACGGGCGAGGTCACCACGGGCAAGCCGCAGTTCGGGTGGCACATGAAGTCCCACGATGAGGCCGAGGGCTTCGCCATTGGGCGCACCATGTACCTGCCAGATGGCACCAGCAAGACCATGATGTGGCCTGACACGCAGCTGAACCACGTGTACAGCCCCGAGGGCAACATCGCAGAGTGGAGGAAGGCGGTCGACCTGCTGCTGCGCCGGAACCGGCCCGAGCTGATGACCCTCGTGGCCGGCGCGTTCGCCGCCCCCCTGTTCACCTTTCTGGGCGAGTCCTCCGCTGTGGTGAGCGCCGTGAGCAGTCAGTCCGGGGTGGGCAAGTCTTCTGCCATGAAGGTCGCGCAGGCGGTATGGGGCAACCCCAAAACGGGCCTGACCTCGCTGGACGACACCGCCAAATCCGTGGCGCGCAAGATGGGCATCATCAAGAACCTGCCAGTGTTCTGGGATGAGCTGCGGCTCACCGATGACACCGCGCAGGAGTTCCTGCAGATGATGTTCCAGCTGTCACAAGGCAGGGAGAAAACCCGCCTGACCTCCGGGGTGGAGTTCCGTGAGGCGGGTACGTGGGAGACGATCCTCGTGTGCGCTTCGAATAACCACCTGTCCGAGTTTGCCTACGGCAGCGGGCAGCGCACCAACGCGAACTTGAAACGGCTGTTCGAATACGAGATCGCTTACGACGGGGAGACCCCGCAGGCAGTGGACGGCACCGAGGTGTTCAACAACCTGCGCCACAACTATGGCCATGCCGGTATCGAGTACGCCAAGTTCCTCATCCAGAACGTCAAGCGCGTGCGTACAGACGTGCTCACCATGAACCGGGCGCTATACAAGGCCACCGGGGCACGCAACGAAGACCGCTACTGGATCGGCACCATGGCCACCCTGCTGATGGGGGCGAAGTATGCCAAGGAGCTGGGCCTCGTCAATTTCGACACCACCGCGCTTAAAAACTTCCTCCTGCAGACCTACCAAGGCATGCAGGAAACCGAGGCAGAAGCCGCCGAGCTATCCCGCGTGGTGTACCACCTGCAGGAGTTCTTGCGTGAGAACGAAGGCGCGAGCATCGTGTTCAAATCTTCGCGACCCCGGCCCGGCCCCGGCCAAAAGGAAGAGCCCCTCGTTGCACGCATCCCGATGGATACCCGGCATGGACTGCTGTGGGAGTACTTCATCCCCTCCGGCACCGCGCGCATTTCTCGCCACGCGCTGAACGACTACCTACGCAAACGGAGCCTGCGCCGCAAGGAGTTCATCAAGGAGCTGGAAGCGCTGGGCTATATCTGCGCGGAAGTTCGCTGCAGCATGGGCGCGGGCACACGGTTCGAAGGCGTGACCCGCGCCTACTGCTACGAGATAGACATCCCCGCTGCGGATCGGAGCATCCTCAGCGCGTCTACCAGCGATGAGGACATCGCCGGGGGCATCTAGCGTCCCTTGTTCGGCTTCGCCCCGTCCGTCATGCCGTGGCCTCGATTCTTCGAGGCTGACTGCACGGACACGTTCTTCAGTGAGTCCCCGCCGCCGTTCACGATGGCTTTCTTGTGGGACACGTCTTTCCCATCCCCCCGCTTCACCAATCCCGCCTGCTCTGCTTTGTAGCGGAGCTTCTTGCGGCGGCGATTGACCTCCCGCTGCTCCGGCGTCTGCTGGTACTCCCGACGATGTTCCTTCGTCTGGCTGGGGGTACGGTGGGTGACGGGGTCTCGCTTCTCAGCCATTTCACTTACTCCAGATGTTTCACGTAGCGCAGCAGGTTCCGCTCGCGCTTGGGTACGTACACGCCATCCTGCCGCACGCCCGCTTCCTTCTTCGCCTTGTCCTTGCGCATGCGGTCCAGATCGTCAATGGTGATCTGGTACTCTGCCGGGACACCGCGATTGTACTCGGCGCGCAGCTCGCGAGCACGAGCGGGGTTGCCCCCGTTCCACGCCCGCTTGTACTGCTCCAAGGCATTGCTCTTCTGGGTGCGGTAGTTCGTCTGCAGGTTGTACATGATCGACCGCCTCGTTGCCACACGCTCTTCGTGTGCCGTGCGGAAGCCAGTCCCCGTGACGATGCCGTCCCAGATGCCGATGGCCTCTTTCGAGGTGAGGTTGCCAGAGGTGTCCAGCATGCCTTCCGTCGAGAAGCGGAACGCCTTGGTGAAGTCGCGGAACATCTTGGGTGTCGACTGCTCGATGGCACGCAGGTAGTCCCCGTCGCCGAGGCTCTTTGCCGACTCCCCGAGGTTGCCGGCGAGGCCGCCCAGCGGGCCTACAGCACTCAGCAAGGCATTGGCTACACCTTGCCGCCCAGTGCTGGTGAACTCGAACAGGCGGTCATTGTAGAAGAGCATGTTGCTCAAGCTCAGACGCCCGTGCAAGTCCACTCCCAGCAGCTGGTAGGGCAGGCCCTTGGCCAGTGCTCCACCGACCTGCTGGCCGAAGGTTTCGATCAACGTGCGCTCCATGACCACGGCCCAAGGCTCGTCTGGCTCGTCATCGAACCCGTTCGCGATGGCCATGAGCGTCGCCATGGCTATCTTCACCGGCTCGAACGTCGCGCCGATCATCCCTGCTGCCAGCATGTGCCCGCCAAGGATGCGGGAGACGATCTTGAACGCCTCGATGCGTTCCTCTTTCGTCTGGCCTTTCATCATGCGATACGTCTCACGCAGCATGAGGGCATACACGTGCTGTGCGTGCATCATGAACATGGTCGCCAGCTTGACCAGCTGACCGATGCCCGGCTGCCGGCCAGACATGTATCGGTTACGATTGCTGAGGGAGTAGTCGAACATGGAGTCTCGCACGGCGTCTGCAGCGGCTTGCACGGCTTTGCGATGCGCCTCTTCCTCGTTCACGCCCGGCATGCTGTCACGGGTCATCTGGTACGCCGCGATGGCAACGGACGACCGTCCGAACACCTCGCCGATCTGCGGCATGACTCGGGCCCACATCATGGGCCAGCTGCCATGAGGGTTGCCCCCCTTCGCCGCCGCTGCCATGTCCGTGTGCAAGCCCATGGTGAGCAGGTTCTGCTCGCCCAGCTCCTCCATCATGGCGATGACCTGTTCCTTGTGGTTCAGGTCGCTGCCACGGATGGAATCAGCCAGCTCTGTGCCAAGACGTGCACGGCGTGACAGATCCTCGAAGCTCCCGCCCGTTTCAAGGAAGTCGAACAGGGCAGGGTCAACTGCTTTGCCCGTGAGCCAACCGAACCCGTACCCCGCCTTGCCTGCACGGCGGCGCATGGGGCGATTCATCGCTTTCATGGCCTGCAGCAGGTAACGCGAACTCGCCCGCCCGGTCTTGTTGCGAGCAGACAGAACAGGCAGTCCGTAGAGTGCCGGCTGAGTCAAACCGATGAGCCAGTACGAAGGCGACAAGAGCATGTACATGAAGCCGACGTTCGACGCGGCTTGCGTGACTGCGTTGTTGGAGTAGGGCAGGGCGTCCAGTTGGCGGTGCTGATGCAGTTCCCCGACGATCTTGCCCACCAGCAGCTTCTCCTTGTCCGAAGCTGTAGGGGAGTTCTGTATCGCGAGCTGGTAGTCCCGCAGTTGTTGCAGCGTGCGTGAGATGGCATTGCCATGCTCCAGCTGGGCCTTGTAATGCGCTGCGCCTCGGGCATGCTCCGCGAACCCGCGCACAAGATCGAGCGAGTAGCCAGCACGATTGGAACGGCGCAGCTCTGCCTTCTTGATCGAGGTCTCAGCCATGAGTTCGATCATGGCAGCGGTGATCGCATTCCGCAGCGGTGCGTCATCCACGGGGAGGCGGGCGAGGATCTTCGCGTGCAGCGTAGAACCCTGTACGTCCCCCGTGCTGAAGTAGTCCGCCTTGGAACCGACGTTCGCAGTCCATCCTTCCTTGCGCAGCTCCTCTGCAGTTTCCAACGCAGGGCCGTCGTTCTCGAACAGCTGGAAGGTGTACTCGGAGTAGTCCCGGGTGCCTACGTGATTGCCCGATTCCAGATTCGCTTCGTCAACGACAACTTTCGGCTGGTCGAAACGCAAGGTCTTGTCACGGCGCTGGACACCACTCGACTTCGCACGCAGCTGTCGCTTGAGTGCCTTGCGGATCTCGTCAGACAGCAGGGCACGATACGTCGCCTCACCCTGCTCACCCCACAGGGTACGGTCCCCTAGCGTGCGCTCCATCTTGTCGACCACGGAGGCAACCAGTTCGGGCAGCAGGATATCCGTGTTGCCTACGGTGACTGTCTTCGGGTTACGGGTTGCCTCCAGCACGGTGTCACCATGTCGCTTGGCCGCGATGTATGGCCCCTGCTTGCGCTGGTAGTACCGGGCAATGATCTGTTCGAGGGCCTCGTTCAGTGCCTCGGTCGTTTCCTTGTCAGCGGTTTCCCCGTCTCGACCTATCGCATCGAAGCGGCCAACTTCAGCGATGTCTCGCTTTTGCAGCAGGTCACGGGCAATGGCTTCCTTCTGCACGTCAGTCGGTGCATCGAATACATGGCCCTCGCTATCCGTCCAGCGGAACTTGAACGCCTGCAGCGTGTTCCGCATGAGCTGGAACGTCGTGCTGTCCCACTCATCCGCGTTGTGCTTCGTGAGTAGGGCGAACATCTTGCCCGCTTCGCCGTTCGTCAGCTGGTTGAGTGCTACGTGCTCGGCATGCAAGCGGTCGTAGTGCTCCTTGGCGTCAGCGATCTCTTCATCACTGCGGCGTTCCCACTGCTTGTTTTCGTCCTTGCTGCGCAGGTACATCAACGAGTGGTTCGGGCCGTCCGGGTTATTGAACGGGCTGTCAGGCCAGATCTGGTAGATCGTGGCATCCATGTAGTGCTTGCTGACACGCTCGGCCAGCTCCTTGTCCACCTTGTCGTACATGGCAGTCAAGGCACGGTGTACCTTGCTGGCGATGCCCTGATACCGCTGCACGTAGGTATCTTTCTGCGCAATGGCTTGGCTGTACGCCGAGAGGTAGTTGTTAGTTCCAGCCGGCGTTTCACCCTCGGCGGCGCTGAAGCGGCGACCATAGGTTGCCTCGATCTGTGCGACGTTCATCAACGGCAGCACCCCGTGCTTCAGGACTTTGCCGTAGATAGTGCGTCCGATGCTTTTCAGGGTGTCCTTGTTTGCCAGTTGCTGTGCTTCAGCCATGGGGTTGTAGTACAGCGGGAGGTCGAGCTGATCGGCGTCTCGTGCCATCCGCACATGCGCTTTTTGTTCCTCCCATGCCTGTGCCCGCAGTATCCCCGCTTCCAGCTCTGCACGGGACGCAGTGCCATGTCCAACTTTCAGCAGGTGCTTGTAGTGCTCGGAGTGCTGGTAGGGAGCAGAAGAGTCATGCGGTCGTGCACCCTTGTTCACTGCTATGAGCAGGGACTCAAACACAGACGCAAAGTCACTTGCTCTCAGCTCGCGACCTTTGCGGTAGCGCCCGACGTAGGATTCGTTGACTCCTCGAAAGGCACGGTTGATGAACTGCAGCCATGCATCACGAACAGCGCCGAGTATGGTGCGCTTGGGCGTACCTATTACCCGTGACATGGGGTCAGCTATGGAGTCCAGAAGCGAGGCGAACTGCCAGTCGGTCAAGCCCACTGCCATGAACTCATCTGCCCCGGTCAAGCCGTAGCGGATGTTCGACGGCATTGGCATCAGCATATCGCCGAAGCGTTCAGCGACTGCGGTACGAGCATGCTCAAGCAGGCGCATGACCTCGTTGCGGAACTCCGCGTCCCGCTGAAGGGCCTGCGAGGTTATCGCATGCACCGCCTCGTGCAAGATGTCGACGACGCCCTGCGCAGTATCTCGCGAGGCATGCTTGATCTCGATGACATTCGTCCGCTCTACCCAGTTGGACGACTTCGCTGCTGGGTTGTACACCAGCATGGTGTCCGGGGCCAGTGTCAGCCGCATGCGGCGCAGCAGACGACGCCCGAGGACGTTCGACTTGGGCATGCCCCGCTCGATGAGTTCCACTGCTTCTCGCGCGGTGAGAACCTTGCCCGTAGTCAGGCGCTGGTACAGCTCCTGTGACATGGTGCCCCACGCGCGCAGCGCCTCCTTGTCCATCTTCACACCGAACTGAGATTCGAGTGCGATGTCCTGCACCTGTGCAGCGAGCACGTCTTGCACGATGCCGGCGTAGGCCGGCGGCACAGAATCGAGGCTGAAGTAATCCGCTGATTCTTCCTGTGCATTGGGGATGGCAATGACCGTCTGCGCGCCCATCTGCCCGATGACAAACGCACCGATGTCTTTGCGCTTCTTGGGCGTGATGACCAGTGCCGAGTCGAAGCCGAGCGAGTTGTCGGGCGTTGCGGTGAAGGCCGCATTCTCCACAGCAGTGAACCCAGCCGTGGCAGGGGCGGCGGGTGCCGGCGCAGCTTTCTTGCTTCGGCCTTTCAGCGAACGCTTCGGTGCAGGCTGAACCGGGGGCGCAGGAGGCGTTTCCTGTTGCACTTGTTCTTGCACGGGGGCGGGTGTGATCGGGCCCCGGTGCGCATTGAACGTGTGCTGCAACTGGGCGAGAACAGTCGGCCAAGCAGTAGCGTCAATCTTCCAGCTGTTGGAAGTCCCCGAGAACTGCGCGATCTTCTTGTTGTTCTCTGTGCGAGCATCCGTGTTCTGCAGGTCTTTCAGGTTGCGCCCCAGTGCACCAAGCAGGCGGCGATCCGCCGTCAGGAAGCGTACTGCGACGAACTCCCCACTGCCTGTAGCCTTGACCACTTCTTCGAAACCACGATCACTGCGTCCTTCACGAGCCACGGCTCCGGCAGGATCTTCGATGGTGACCCCGAGATCCTCCTTCACGGCTAGTTTCTGCATGCGTTGCTGATCACCCAACGTGAACGGTGCAACGATGTCGATGACGCGAGCTTCAGAGGTTGTACCTGCGCGTGCCACACGACGAACTGCTTGCTGGCGCTCAGAGAAGGACCATGGCGGGGCCATGAGTACTAGTGTACGTGGGCGCGAGTCATCTTTCTGGGCGTCAAGGTCAACAGACTGGCCAGCTTTCTGGAACTGGCCGAGCAGTACATGAACCTTGTCATTCTGGAAGTCCACGCGCTGCTGTTCGTTGGTGTTGGTTCCACCAGCACCCCAGTACGTAGCCACGCGAATGCCTTCCGCTTCCAACGCTGCCTTCAAAGAAAGTAAGCCCGAAGGGATCGTTTCCCCGAGGATGCCGAGCTTACCTGCCGTCGGCGAACTCTGTGCAGCCTCGTCGTACTTCAGGCCCAGCACAACGACCGAGCGACCTTCCGCCAGTTCCTCTTTGACCGTGCGTAGCGTTGCCGCAACTTTCATGGCCTCTGCTACGTAGGCCGAATGCGCCGTCGCCGTGTTCTGGTCATTGGTCTGTTGCAAAGTGGAATGCGCGTTGCGCAGGCGACGTTCCAGTGACAGCAGGTGCTTGCCTTGTGCAGTATCTGCCACGTCGATCTCGTTGACGTAGCGAGTCTCCTGCGTAGCCCACAACTCGTAGTCCCGACGAATGAAGCCGTAGGAATCCATGAGCTTCGACAAGCGCTGTGCGAGGCGCAGGTGCACATCTTCCTCAGTCAGCCCGGGCATCGTCTCCACAGACAGCGAACCATCTTGATACTTGCCCGTGACAGATAGGCCGACCTTGTTGAGGAAGTCTTCCAGTGAAAGCCCTTCCACTTCAGCCAGCACTGCGAGGCTGTCGTACTTGTCCGCTGGCGTTGCCGTCGCGAACAGCTTGTGCTTGGTCTTTACATTGCGCAGGGCGGCTGAGGTCTTAACCTCCTCCTTCTTGACCGCGTGAGCCTCGTCAGCGATCAAGGTATCGAAGCCACCGTCTGGCATCGCTGCACGCACGAACTTCGGAACTTTCTGGTCCAATGATTCGGGCACGAGCTGTCGGACAGGATCACCGTCACGGACGGCGGTGTACGACGTAAAGTAGAGGTTGTTCGTATTCGCGCCCAGCCGCTTGATGTCACGAGCAAAAGGCGACACACCACCCTGCAGGTTGTTCACTACGACCAGCACGGGGCCCTGCTTGGCACGCTCAAGGGCGACCAGCATCATGGTGCCAGTCTTACCCATGCCGGCGGTATCAGCCAGCAGAGTGACAGAACCTTTCGGGTGCGTGTTGATCCGGTGCAGGATCATGTTGGCCCCGTCGAACTGATGCTCGAACGGAACCTCGTCAGCAGCAGCTCCTACGAAATCAGCTTCCGATACCACGCGGGGAGTATCTGCCGCAATCTGTGTGAGGTAGATCGCGCCTCGGAGTCGCCTTGCACTGACTTGTTCACCGCCTGCTCGTACAGGCCGGGCTCTGCTGGGCCCAACTTGAACTGTGCCGGCTTCGGTGACGGCGACTGCTCCTCCCGCTTCAGGTTCCTTCTTGCCTTCTGGTTTTGCCGGCGCTGGCGGTTTTTCAGTGACTTGTTTTTTGCCACGTCCCTTCCCTCTAGGTTTGCGGGTTCTCAGGTCTTTCTTGGAGCGGGCAGCTTCCTCTTCGGAGAGAGCTTCTTCGCGTTCCGCGTCGTACCCTTCCTCGGACTCCTCAGTTTCATCTGCCGTCTCCCGCGAGTCTTCATCGCGGGTATCTTCTTCCTGCTCATCCTCAGCAAGCATGCGGCGCTGACCACGCACTCCTGCGAGGGCTGTGTCCTCGGTGGCAGTCATTGCATTCTCGCCTGCGACAACCTGTGAGGACTGCGCGGCGATAGCTTTGGCCAGTTGGCCGGCGATGATGTCATTGACGATAGCGGCCAGTACGGGGTCTGCACTGAGCGTGGATTCCTTCAGGTCTTTCTTGTTCTGCGCCTTGGCCGCGATGTATTCCTGATGCTCCTGCACCAGTGCTTCAGCACGGTTCTGCGGGATGTCCAGCTTGGTCGCAACCGCTGCGCCGGCAATGCGCTTGAGGTACATGTCGCGCAGTACGTCGGACCACCCCAGCTCACCACGTGCAACACGTTCTACGAGCTTCGCCTTCTTGGCACTGAGCTGCATCCTTTTGCGGACGAACTTCACCGCGTATTGCGCAGCTTCCTCGGCACTCAGCCCCTGTGCAAGTCCTTCCTTCTGGGCAGACTCAAATACACCTTGGACATCTTCCGTGAGCATCTTGCGGAGCGGGATGTCTATTACACCCCGTTGCTTTGCCGGGCGGTCATAGAGTCCCTGCTCGATCTTGCGCTTCTGTGCAAGCTCGGCTTTCATCTGCCGGATGCGTGCCTCCTGCTGTTGCTTCTGCACCTTTGCCACGTTCGGGCTAGGCTGCGGAGCTGCTTTCTTCAGGGACTTCGGCGCGCGGGCACGGGCCACTGGGAACAGATCCAGCTGTTTGACCTTGCGCTTGAGCGCCTGCGCAGCCTTGCTGCGGTTCTCGCCCAAAGCAAGACGCAGCTCGGCCATGGCCGCTGCCTTGGCTTCCTCGGCGCGGCGCATACTGGCTTCGGTGCGTTGTGTCTGCAGCTGGGCGATCAGGTTGGCCAGCCCACCGGCATTCGGAGCCAACGCCAGAAGCGAACCCGTATCCGTCTGGAACAGGGCGTCGATCTCGCGCAGCACGTCGGTAGCGTCCACACCTTCGTTGCTTGCGTATACACTCAGCCAGTCCTTGGCTTCCTGCAGGTTCTGGGCGTATGGGCTGTTCCCCGTATAGGCCGCTTTCTGAGCCTGTGCGGTGTTGGTCAGCGTGATCAAATCCTCGACCAGATTGCCCGCTTCTTCCTCGGTGATCTGGTTGCCGGCGTACAGTGCTTGCAGGCGCTGCCACAGGCGGGTCAGCATCGCCTCGGCAGTGACCTTCCTACCGTCCCGCGCGGTATAGAGCACGGGGCTGGCCTTGGTATCCACCTCGGCGGCGCGGCGGCGCGCGTGGGCTTCCGACTTGGAGGAGTCCAGTGGCAGCCCTTGCTGTGTCATGCGGTTGGTGTCGGTGCGCGTCGGCACCGACTGGGCGGCCAGCGCCTTCATGCGCTTCAGGCGGGTCTTGCGCTTCTTGGTCTCGCCTTGGATGCGGTCGACTTCGCGTGCAACGGCATCGAGGTCTGGCACGGTGGACTGCCCACCCTGCTCCATCTCGGAGATCAAGCTCTGCAGGGTATCCAGTACACCACGAGCCTTGCGGGAGCTGGTGCCTTCCTGCTCTATGCGCTTGATCTGTGCCTCAGCGGTGGCACGCTGCAGCTCCCATGGGCTGTCGAAGCCAAGGACTTTGAGAACCTGTGCCTCGGAGACTCGCGGGCCGCCCTGCGGCGGGTTGAGGAACTGTCGAACGAGGGCCTTGTCCTCGGCAGACATCTCCTCAGCAGGTCGGGCTGCTTCCCGCCGGCCCTTGATGCGGCGGTACAGGGCCCGCGCTGCCGGCGCGGAGATGCCCCCGTACGTAGTGAAGGGCAGGTAGCGGCGGACAGCCTCTTCCAGAGGCCGGTTCTCAGCAGCGCGAGTAAGCGGCTCGCGGGGTTTCGCCACGGGTGCGGGACCATTCCAAGGCTGCTCTCGCCCTTGGAACACAGCGAGCTTGTGCTGCGGGTTGACATCAGCGCTTTTGGTGGGCTGATACTTGGACGTTTCGTCCCATACACCAAAGTCTTTCTGGTAGGTGTCATCCGATGGCACCTGCTCTACCTGCTGGTCTGTCCCCCGCGCGGCGACCGTTGCTTCGATGGCTTCCAGCTGAGGGCGCAGGTCTGCCAGCCGCTTGCTCGTCGCACCCGTAGGATCGGGCATGGCTTCGAGCTGGGCGATGATGCTCTTGAGCGTTGTCAGCCGGCGGCGCGTCTGCTCAGTCGAGTCGAACGACAGCGAGGGCTGCTCCGTGGGCATGGAGGGCAGTGGCGGGCGCGCAGCTGCGAAGTCGTTCTCAACCTGGCCCTTCCGCAGCCGCTCGAACCGGCGCGCGAAGGCGTGCGTAGCTTCAGGCAACGTCCCTTGCTGGAAGGCTTTCACGAATGCAGGGTCATTCGCGACGATGGTGTCCTTGGTCTCGGGGTCTTGTTCCACGAGCAACTCGCCGATGGCGGGCGTGTTCTCGATGAATGCCTGCAGGCGCTGGCCGGCGGCCCCGTCGGTGTTCAGGCTCTTGCCGTTGAATACCACGTAGGGAGCAAAGGCCGAGCGGGTCACCTGCTGCAGCGCGGCGTACAAGTCCTCTTCCGTCTCAGCACGAACGATAGGCGTTTCGCTGGGCATCATGGCGTTGAAGTCGAGGCTGCCCTGCCCGCGCGGCACGCCCCACTGGTCCCCTGCCCGCCGCTCGCGGTCTTCCATGTCCCCGGCATTCATCCACGGGAACAGGCTTTGCTGTGTCGGCGTCCCGCCACCGGGCGGCGCGGGCGG